CCGAACTGTAGTATACTTGTTATCAAGGAGATACACATGACCAAAGAAGAGAAAAAAGAAGCAAGGAAAAAATTGGTGCAGGAGCGCAGGGAAGCCAAGGTTGCGGAGTTGCGCCTGAGCTTATCCCCAGAAGCACTGGCGGATGCCGAAAGCCGCGAAATGAACACGTACTTTCGATTGCCACTGTATGTGCGTGAAATACAAGAAGTTAAGGAGGCAGAAGAAAGAATGGTGCTAATTGACAAAACAATCTCAGAAATGTCCCCAGAGGAGCAAAATGAGAGGGATAATCGGCTGGCAGCACAAAAGCGCTACTTGACTGCCGAAGATTATGCGTCCCTATGTCTAGGGGAAGGATAGGTAGAACGTGGGGACTTGACAAAGAGGGGGGTACGGGTGTATAATTTACATAGTGGGAAAAGGTGTCTATGGACGCGCTGACAATACGGGATGCTTGCCCGTGAACTCGGGCCTCGACTACACCAAAGACATTGGGCATGATGTATAACGTACAGCGCCGGACAACCAACCGGCGCGCCCATCGAGCAACTCAGTACAGGCGAGGTCGCGCCGAGCGCTGGCTGAGGAAGAAAGAAGCTGAGATGTGGTTAGCCCCGGGAATCGTCCCGGAGTACGCAGGACACCCGGCATGTTTCTACCAGCCGTTCAATCACCTCCTGCCTTTCTATCAAGTTTGTTCTTTGAGCCAGTAGCCTCAGAGCCTGACATCAAGAACGACGTGTAGCGCCCCACGATACTAGGGCGCAAAGTTTTGCCCATGTAGCTCAGTCAACAGAGTATCGCACTTGTAATGCGAGGGTCGAGGGTGTAATTCCTTCCTTGGGCTCCAAAGTTTCAGCGTGTAAGCTTGAAAAGCTGCGCTGAATGGTAAGATACGCTAAGCGATTCTTACCCGGCTCCTCAGAGTGCCGACACTGAGCATCGCAATAGCGATGAATGGGCGGCTCCTGCCCGGTTTGAATGCATCAAACCTGAAAGCGTAGCAAACGGGTCTGTATGGTTCAACCCAAGTACACAATGAGCCGAACCTGTGCAATTCAGGGGGTGCCTCGTCATACTCGGGGCAGCTTTTGCGTTTACTCGGGTTACGATGGGGATTCGCAAGGGAAGCAACGCGCAAGCGACGGGCAAACATCCGAGTGGAAAGAGCGTATACTAAGAATCATACATAATTCATACACATGCTGCAGCCTTATAAACTGCGGCGGGGAGTGCCTCAAACACTCCCCAAACTCAAAAGCTCAACCTCAAAAGGGTTGGGCTTTTTTTGTGCCTTGCTCGAATGTACGAGATTCGTACGGTGAGCTGGGGAGCAAGACCGTGAAATCAGACAAGACGTTAAAGCGCTACTACAATATAATCAATCGAAAATTTTTCAATAACGAGTTGCCAACCCGAGTCTGTGTGCGGTGGTTAAACGAAGACGAAGACGATATGCGTTTGGAAGACAAACTGTTTGGATTCGCAGACAAAGCGAACGACGGGTACCATAAGTATCAAATTGCGCTTAGTAAAAAGCTGTGTGGACCAGCGTCTAGCAGGATGACAACATTAGCTCACGAATGTATACATGTGTACCTCGATCTCAGGGACGATCATGGAGAGGCTTTCGAGCGGGCCAGACTGATGTTGAGTGACAGAGGAATTTTTCGTAAGGGGGCCTTGGTAAAGGGTCTCACAATTTTTTAACCCAAAACAATAGGAGACTCAGATGAGCGAAGTTGAAACAGTAGTGAAAGCAGTAGAAGCAGAAGTGACCAAAGTTGAAGGTGAAGTAGTTGCCGAGGTCAAGAAGATTGAAGCCGATGCGCGTTGCTTCCCTTGCGAATCCCCATCAGTGAAAGCGGAAGCAAAGAAACTGACGCAGGTTTTGTCTGCAGATGAGAAGTTGATGATTCGTGAAGTGGAGAACTCTTATCTTAAAGCCCAAATGGAAATACAAAGGCTGAGCCAAATCACGCAGAAAGCACAACAGGATTTTACCAAAATTGTTGAAGACCTTACACGCAGGTATTTGTTGAATCCAGCAGAGTGGCTCTTCGATAATGTTTCCTTAGAATTTAAAAAGAAATAAGGAGCCAGCAATGGCAGAAGACTCAGAAAAGCAGACCGAGGGAAAGCCGGAGGAAAAGAAAACTCCGGCTCAACCTTCTGAACAAATGATTCTACATCACGAATCTCATACTCCAGTAAAAGTGTTCAGGAACGAAAAGGGAAAATTCGTGCGCTCTCCCAAAACGATGCCCAAGACGGCAGACGTTACTCGGCTCATGCGCAATTTGCTGAACGCTCCCGTAACTGGGGAAAAGAGTTCTGAAAGTAGATTCAGGGAGATGTTCGACAACATAGTGTTGATCGCATCTACCTCCCCACACCAACCCGTTCTGGACAAACTAGGGCATCCTATAAGACTGGCTGACGGATCATACCTCACAGTGATGGACGCTAAGTGTGCCATGGCCTCAGTGCAGGCGTTCAAAGAGTTGACATTGCGTGCATATGGTGCTCCGTCCAAGAGCGAAGAAGAAATAGACGCTATGAAGACTCAGGGCGTGAAGGTTGTAGTTTTAACCGCGCCATCCGAGATGGTGAACAAACAGATTACCGAGGAGAAGCCTAAGCCAACGCTGAAGCCCTCGTTTATTGACGCAGAATTTACGGAGAACAAAGAGGGCATTGAAGCAGACAAAGAGTGGGCGCGAAAGCAGCCTCACAACTGCGGGTAAGGACTCAGGTTTATGGCAAAAAAAGTGGTGAAGGAAGAAAGTGCTCGTCCGGCGTACCTGAATGCAGACGGCACGCTAGAGATAAGCAAAATCTTCAAGCACCAGCCTAAGCAAACTGAGTTGCTGGAGATGAGGACAGTACAGGGCGCACCCTATGTGCGCGCTTTGGCTCCACAGTGCCTCAGTGTCGGCGGTATTCGTTCAGGAAAAACGGTTGGCGTGCTCATGTATATGGTTATGAACTACACGCTGGCCTATGAAGGCTGCGACATCCTCATACTTCGACGCACATTCAAGGAATTGGAATCGGGTGCAATCGCTGACTTCAAGACATTCGTTCCGAAAGAACTTTATTCGTATGACCAGACAAAACATGTCGCCACTTTTGTCAATGGTTCTAGAGTTGTTTTCGGGCATTGCCAAAACAACAAAATGCGGGACATCGAACAGTATCTTGGACAAGCCTATCCCGCTATCCTTGTTGACGAAGCCGGACAGTTTTCACCTGATGCATGGATGATGTTGTTTTCACGTAACACAGTGAATGCATCATGCAAACCCGATGCAAATGGCAACATGCCTCTATCAGTAATTTGGGGCTGCACCAACCCGCTTGGCCCATACTACGAGTACTACCGTACGGTGTTCGTTCAGAAAGAACCGTTCGATAAACCTGAAGGCGCACGCAAGGACGAAACCAACGGAACATGGTGGGTGCAGGAGAGCGGAAATTGGCATTGCGTTTATAACCCTGCCGATTACGCCTGTCAGCGTTCGACAGTAATGGACAACCCCGAACTGCTGAAACGCGACCCGAATATCATTGCACGTCTGAACAGCATGCCGAAGGCTAAGCGGGATAAACTCCTGCTAGGCTTGGACGGCGCGGTTGAAGGTCAGTACTTCGACTGTTTTGACCCATTCGAGCATGTCATCGACCTCCGCGAAGACCCAGAAGCAATTATCTGGCAATCTTGGCAACCCGTTTGGGGATCACAAGACTGGGGCGTTGGTCACGCCAATGCTGCTCATCTCTTCACAAAAGCTATGGTGCGCACTATGGGCTCAGAGTATAAGCTCAAGACAGTGTGTTTCAGAGAAATAGTTACGCAAGGGGGCAAGACGCACAAGGAATGGGCAAGTCTGTTCAAGAATATGTGCAAAATGCCCGGTGACTCTGAAAAAAGATTTGTAAAGCCTAAGGCTATTTTCTTCTCCCATGAAAAGTTTTCAAGACAGGTAACTACACACTCGCCTGCTGATGAATATTCTAAAGAACTTAGGGAATTGGGTCTTCCACCTGTTTCTAGAGCTAACCCTGACCGTGTTGGTGGTGCCTCGTTAATATATAATATGTTAAAAAACGGGGACTTGGTAATACTTGACACTTGCAAAGAAATTATTCTTTCCATACCAAGTTTGATGCGTGATCCCGACAACCTTGATGATGTATTAAAAGTAGACACCCGTAGTGACGACGTTTATGACAGCTTTAGGTACGGATTGTATGGAATATATTCAGCCCGTAATAAACCAGCAGAAGATGCCATTGACGATTACGGAAGAATTCTTGCTAAAACAGACCCTTTAGCAGCTCACTTTTATTTGCTAAAGATGGCGAGTGAGAGAGAAAAGCGCAGCTCAGTATTTGTGCAAAAAGAGATTCCAGTTTGGCAGGGAAAATGTGGTTTAGGATAAAATCTCCGAGTTTAGCGGCTCGGGGCTAGCGCGGGTGGTGCCATATACACCACCTTGCGCGACCTTATATGGAGGGGACAATGATAATTTATTTAGTAACCAACAAAATCACAGGAAAACAATACGTAGGGCAGACGGTGTTTTCTGCTCTGTACAGGTGGAGACAGCATGTTCGATGGGGTACTTTGGTAAACCCAAAAAGCAGATTTGGGTACCTGCACAAAGCAATTCACAAACACTCTCCTGAACAGTTTTCTGTAGAGACCATTCACACTTGCGAATCCAAAGAAGAGATGGATTTTGTAGAGACTTTCTACATATCCTTGTTGAATACTAAGGCTCCCAGAGGTTATAACCTGACCGATGGAGGAGAAGGAACCGTAGGCAGAGAGTGCTCGGAAGAAACCAGAGAAAAGATGAGAGCAATAATCACTGGTAAAAAGTACTCAGACGAAGTGAACGCAAAGAAGGGCAGACGCGGAATAAAGCGTCCCCCAAGAAATGCTGAATGGTGTAGGAAGATCAGTGAAGCGGCCACTAAGAGAATGGCCCTTCGGTATGGCCCGAACAGGCTGAGATGGAAGGGCAAGAAAAGGATAGGATCAGGATGCTAGAACACACGGAGACTTTCGGAGCACGTATACGCCAGTTCTTAAGAGAACTGTTTGGATCGAGATTGACAGAAAGGCTAGAACTTGATCTTCTCAATCTTCGTAACGACATGGAGAGACAACTGCACGACCGAGACGTTTTGGTAGCAACTCTTAGAGAAGAAAAGCAGCAGCTTATGTCAAAAGTTGCAAAATATGAGTTGGCGATCATGCCTCATAGTTCGCGTATGGGAGCTGAGGTTGCTGCGTATGTGAAGCCTGTCAAGCCGACTTTCAGTTTCAATGACATCGGGCCAACGAAGTCCAAGTGGGAACAGGTTCAAGCGGACCATGAAGCGCAGATGCGTAAGGAATTGGCAGAAGAAGAAGCACAGAAATCCCAGAGCTTAGCGGCTCAGGGCTAGCGCGGGAGGGGCCTTGATCCTCTCCCTGCGCGACCTATCAAGGAGGAAGCAATGCCGAGTGGAATATACAAAAGATCACCTAGACCTATAAGAATGGCTAAATGTCATCCCGATAGACGGCACTTTGGAAAAGGATTATGCTCTTCTTGTTACCAGAAGCAGTATTTTCATCCAAACCCAGAAGTGGACAAGCAAAGTAAAAGTAGATGGGACAAAAGTGAAGCAGGGGATAGATACCGCAAAGAATGGCGCATCAAAAAGTTATATGGTATAACGCTGGTAGAATACAATTCTATTCTCGCATCTCAAAATAACCTCTGCGCTTTGTGTAAGGAGCCTTTTATAGATGCTCAAAGACATCGGGGAGGTCCAGTTTTGGATCACGACCATACCACGAAAAAGAACAGAGCATTTATCCACAGAACCTGCAATGTAGTTCTGGGATACCTTGAGGATGATCCAAAAAGGTGTAGATTAGCAGCAGAGTATCTAGAAAAATATGCAAGTGAGGACCGTGATGGAGACAACTAAGGAAAAAGGAAAAACTGGAGAGTTGTGTCATGTCTCCATATAT